AGGGTATAGCTGCCGGTGACGTACACCCGGCCCGTGCCTGTAGATGCGGCGATGGTTTCTGCGGCGATGCCAACGAAATCGGCGAATTTCACCACGGCACCGGCGGCAATTTCAGCTCCGCCGTTCGCGTAGGTGATGGTGTCCTCGGCCCGGGGATTGACGTCCCGGGAGAGGGTGACGAACGCCGTGGCGGCGGCCGTCTCTTTCGCGTCGGCGGCGATGCCGATAGGCACATTCCCGTAGGTGTTGAGCTTGGAGAGCTTCCCGGCGCCGTCGATATACAGCCGGTCGCCAGCGGCAAAACTCGCATTCGTGACTGAGGCGAGTTCAAAGGTACCCTCGATGTAGACGGCTCCCTCGCCGGTGGATGCGGCGATGGTTTCTGCAGCTATACCACAGAAGTCGGAGAACTTGACCACCGCACCGGCGGCGATTTCGGCCCCACCGTTCGCGTAGGTGATGGTGTCCTCACCCTTGGGCGCGACATCCCGGGAGAGGGTGACGAACGCCGTAGCGGCGGCAGTCTCCTTCGCGTCGGCGGCGATGCCGATAGGCACGTTACCGTAGGTGCTGAGCTTGGAGAGCTTCCCGGCGCCGTCGATGTACAGCCGGTCACCCGCGGCGAAAGAGGCATTCGTCACGGAAGCGAGCTCGAAGGTGCCCTCAATATAGACCGCTCCCTCGCCGTCCGTCGCGTCGATGTCCTCTGCGGCCACACCGCAGAAGTCGGAGAATTTGACCACGTCCCCAGCCTCAAGAGCGCTCCCGGTGTTGGAATAAGTGATGCTTTTCTCGGCTTTGTCATGCCATTCGTAGCCGATCTTCACCCATCCGGTAGTTCCGTCGGTTTCCTTGTCGCGCATGGCCACCCCCAGGAACGCATTGGAGGCGTCCTTGGTCGCTTTTTTTGCCACCGTATCGAAATAGATCGGGTCCCCCTGCGTGAACGCCGCATTGTTGACTGCGGCGATTTCGTACACTCCGGAGAGGGAGACGGGGCCGGTTGCGCCGTTTGCGATGTCAACCTGTGCCACACCACAGAACGTTCCGAGGGAGATGACGTCTCCCACACTCACATCCGCACCGGTGCCGTTTTCCCAGTCCATGACGACGCCGGGGTGCTTGAAGGTTGCAATTTTGCTCATTCTTTCACTCCTCCCTTACTAGCCCTGCGGCCCGGTATTACGGAACAGACCGCGATAGTCGACGGCGGCCGCTGCCGCGTCGATCCGAACCTTCCACTCAGTTCCGTCAACGGTCCACCCGTCACGGCTTTCGAGATAGGGGCTCTGCACGCCGTTGAGGAAATAAACCCGGACTGTCTTGCCCTTGTCTGCGGCGAGGTACCAGGTGGCGTCATCGCCATCATCCAGAATGTGATCGAATACCGGAGTCAGCCCGCCGCCCTGGAACCAGGAGTTGTACAGGTTCGGCTGGTTTTCCACGCCGCCGATGAGCTGTGTGGCGAAAAATTGCCGGACATGCCCCTTCAGCGCCATGGGGGCGAGAAGGAACTTCGGGGTGATGCCAAGCCGTTTCTTTGACCCAATGTCCTTGTGCTGGGACATTTTGAGTTCCCCTTCGTTGAGGGTGTCCACGCTGATAGCCCCCGCCGTCCCGGTGTTCTTGTGCCCGGCGGTGTGGAAAATTTCCTTGTCGTCAGCGAGCTTGGGGTTCGCGTTCAGCAGTTCATAAGGCAGGGCCGCCACGGTCCGCTTCGCTGCCGCGCCGAGCTCGCGCATGACGTCGGAGAACACGGAGAGATCGTCGTTGATGATGGTCTGCCGGGTGAGGGCGAACATTTCTCCGAACGTCCCGATCTGGACGGTCTCGTGCCCCTCTGCCCGCTCGGTGAATTTGTATTCCTCCCCCTCTTTCAGTGCACGCAGTGTCCCGAACGCGCCGACGCCGATGAGGGTCTGAACTTTGAAATCAGGCACGGAACCGACGCCGCACCACTCCCGCCACGTCTCGGGAGTGTCATTCCAGCCCTCCAACATGGCCTTGTTCGCGATTGCGCCGCAGATGTACGGGAAATCAGACGTGCTCATGGCCCTGGAGAGCCACGCCATGGGGTCGCCGCGCCGGGTGTCTCCTGCCCGGGCAAGGCACCTGTCGGCGATCATCAGGAAGCTCATTCCGGCAAAATCGTTCCGCTCAGCGTTGTCGCTCTTGAGCCCGCAGCGCTTGGAGATGCCGTCCACAACGGCGCTTCGGAATTTGTCGCGCTCATCGGTCTCGATATGCGCCGTCCCGACCTTTGTCGCCGCCTGCTTCTGTGCCAGCGAGTCGAGGATAGCCCCCCGAACCTCTTCCACAGTCTGACCGCCGTCGATATACGGCGTGGGGTCCAGGTCGAACCGCCTGCAGGCCTCCATGATCTCCTTCACGCGCTCACGCTCCGCACGGGAACCCTCGCTCCTGACCTGGTCAAGGTTAGGAGCTTCCTCGACCATTACCTTTTCTTCCTTCACGGCCATTTGTGTACCCCCTTCGTCATTTTGTGTATCAAGAGAGCGCCCCACGCCGACGGATGAGTCAGCGGGAACGCTTACAATGGAGATTTCGAGCGGCTCCCATTTCGTAGCCGTCTCCCGGGCAAGGCGCCCGTCTGTCGGTTCAGTGATCTGCCACTCGTGGACGAAATAGCCCACAGAGACGCCGCGCATGATGCCCTTCTGGACCTTCTGAAATACGGCGTCGCTTTCCGGGTCATCGTCGAACCGTACCATGGCGCGCCCCTTGTTTCCGTCGAGCCATGCTTTTTCGACGGCCCCGACAGGCAGCTTCCGGCTGTCGTGGTTTACCAGGACAACGCCGATCTCCGCGAGCCGCTGAAGGTCCACAGCCCCCGGCTCGTGCGATAGGACCTCCTCGTAGTAGCGGTTTTCCCACCAGTCGAAGCGCTTGTAGGGCATGTCGCTAGAAAACGAGAGCTCCACCGTGCGCTTTTCGGCGTCGATGGAGCCCCCAATGCTCAATTCACGGAAAAACGGCTCTCTCCGCCGCTCCTCCGGCTTTTTTGCCGCGCTCATGTCATTCCTCCTTCTCATCTGCCGATAGTTCCTGCGGCGGCAGTTCACCGAGTTTCACGCCCAGCTCCTCGGCGTACTTCTGTTCGCGTGCCCGCTGCCGGAGCACCTCCTGCCAGTCGAGGCCCTTTGATCCGCAGACCTCTTCAAGCGTCGTTGCCCCGATCTGGAGCGCCTCGCTGGATGCCCGGACCTCTTTCAGCGGGTCGACCCATTCCCACCCCGGGCGGATCCACCGCGCGCTGACGTACCGCTCGCGTTTGCCGTGGAAGTCGCTGACCTTGAGTGCCCCTGACAGGACCACGGATTCAACAAATGACTCCCAGATCAGACGGCAGAAGTGGTCGACCATGTACTGCTGGAAGATGCCGTAGGTTTTGCGGTCCTCCAGATGCCCCTGCCGGGCCGAACTGTAATTGACCTGACTCATGTCCCTGGAGGTGACCTCGTAGCTTTGCCCGGTACCGGCTCCGACAAGCCGCTGTTGGAGGGCAAGGAATTCTTTACTATTGCCGTTCGGGTGGTCAGGCCGCGCTTCAACTGGCGTCTCACCCTGGGCCAGGTATGCAATCATGCCGGGGGCGATTTCCTGCACCGGCCTCCCGTCGGCGTCCTTGTCCGCCCGTCCGATCATCCCTCCGGGATTGTCCCGGCGTATGAAAATGGCGAAGCAGGCCGCGATTCTGGCGGCCATCAATTCCGCGTCCAAGTATTCCTTGGAATCCTTCGCCCTCTGCATGATTGGGGCAAGCTCGCTGACCCCGTGGATCTGCGAGGCGCGTTTGCGATGCCAGAGATGGATCACCTCCTGCGCATCGATGCGCACAGAATCACCCGCCTGGTCCATGGGATCAGGACGGAACCAATACCCAACGGGGCGCAGGTACTCGTCTACCTCGATTCCGTCATAGACTTTCCTCCCCGAGTACTCGGTGATGGTCTTGTCAAGCTGGTCAGGCTCCATCACTTGCAGCCGGAGCGGGAATAGGTTGTTCTTCCCCTTCAACCAGATTTTCCGGATGAACACCTCGCCGTCCACGATGCGGCGGCGGAGTACAAGGGCTTGCAGCTCGGCGAAAGTAGAAACCCCGGCGATGTCGCAGTGTTCCTGCCGTGTCCATTGTTTCCAGAGCTCTTCTATGGCGTCGTTCTTCTTCTCGTCCTCCTGCCCTCCGGCTTTCAGAACGTGCGCCTGTGGGATGATTCCCTGGTTGCCGACGCTGTTCCGCAGAATGGCTTCGAGCGCTCCGATGATGATGTCGCTGTTCCTCTCAAGGTCGCGCCCACGGTCGATGAGCAACTGTCGTTCCGGCTTGTCGATTTCCTCCGGCGCTCGCCCGGTGGCCGGCCTCCATCCTCCATTCGGCCTGTCGATGCTCGCACCGTCGTAGGCCGCAAGGCGCTTGATCCAGTTCCAAAGTTTCCTGATCATCGCCCCGGCCATGTCGCGTAAGCCGTCGTGCCGT